TGCGTTGCCGTTCCACACCCTGACTGGCTTTCCACGGGCATGGATATCCTCAATCGGGAACTGGCCCTCATCTGTGAGAACCAGTGTCTCCGGGGCAACACAAAGGTTGCTTGACTTGATTGTTCCAAGGTTCTTCTGGTTAGACTTGGCGTTACACGCGTCCTTGTACAGAAGATAAGGCGTGCCAGTCTGGATTTGAGCATCTACTATCATCTGCCAAAGTTTCTTAGCGGGGATCTGGCGCATGAACTTGCCCTCAGCCTCGTACTTGACGTAGAGTTCACAAAACGCAGCCCCCCATGTATCAGACAGGCCAGGACACTGGTCGGGAGACATCAACGACCACATCTCGTCCTTCTCCACGCGCTCCATGAAGAGGTCGGGGATCCAGAGACCGTAGAACAAGTCGCGGGCCCGCTCGTCCTCGTTTCCTGTGTTTAGCTTGAGACGCAAGAACTCCTCAATGTCCGCGTGCCACGGCTCAAGGTAGATGGCAAACGACCCATTGCGCTTCCCACCCTGATTCACATACTTGGCCGTATCGTTGAAGACCTTGAGCATCGGGGTCAGTCCAGTAGACTTGCCGTTGGTCCCCTTGATGTTCGCATCTCGGGCACGGACATTGTGGACCGACAGACCCACTCCACCAGCCCACTTGGAAATCTGTGCACACTCGGCCAGCGTGTTGTAGATGCCCTTGATAGAGTCGTCTTCCATGTGGACCAAGAAGCACGAGCTCAGCTGCGGGTGGTTCGTGCCCGCATTGAACAGCGTGGGCGTCGCGTGGATAAAGTACCCCTGCGACGTCGCATCGTACGTCTCGCGAACCTTGGCATAGTTGTCCCCATGGAGCTGGATGGCCACACGCATCCACATGTGCTGAGGACGCTCCCAGATACGACCATCACGACGCCTGAGCAGGTATCCCTTCTCAAGCGTCTTGAACCCAAAGTAGTCGAACATAAAGTCCCGGGAGTAGTCAATCATCTTCTCCAGTTCAAGGTTCTGAGCTGCGCGGTAGTGACTCTCTGACACAATCCCCTCGTCAAACAGAACCTGGGCGATGTCAATTAGTCGTGAGGGAGTGTTCTTCTGATGATTGTCAATCACCAGACGGGCTGCGAGCTTACCGTAATTAGGGTGGTATCGGGCCTGCATCATGGCACATGTCTCGGCGGCAAACTCATCGAGCTCTGACGTCTTAATCCCGTCCTGAATCTGAGTACAGACCTTCTGTGCGACCAAATCAGGGTTCACATGCTCAAGACCATCGGCCAACTTCTGAATCCGAGTGAGGACCTCGTTGAACGACACAGGGACACGCTGACCGTTGCGCTTTGTGACGTAGATATGGTCAGACATTACCCTCTCCTCGCTCATTGCCTTTAAGCAAGAACTCTTTACTCGGTCTTCAGCTGCACCTTGATGTGAAGTGACTCAAGCTCACGTGTGTAGAGCCCTGCGCAGTAGGGCATTGTGAGGTTGGTGCGCGAGGTATCCAGCTGCTCGGACTCCTTGTCGTACTGGAACGCCGCAGCATCAGACCGGTCCATCAAGCTCTCGTGGAGGAACTTGGCCATGCCGTGGGAAATCAGGGCATCGCGCTCCATCTCGCCGATACGCAAGCCACCCTCATCTGCCCTGCCCTCCAGAGGCTGGTGGGTCAGCAGCTTACGAGGACCCGTGGACCGAGCGTTGATTTTGTCCTCCACCATGTACTTCATGCGCTGGTAGTAGGTCGGGCCCATGAAGATGTCCGCATCCATCATCTCGCCCGTCATTCCGTTGTACAGGGTTTCAGAGCCATACGGCTCAAATCCCTGCTCTAACATGATCTTCTTGAGGGTTTCACTGCGCCCGCTGGTAGTAAACGGCGTCGCATCCACAAAGGCACCCAGCTTCAGAGCCAGACGACTCCACGAGCTCTCCATCCAGTGACCGATGGTCATGCGGGTAGGCAGCGCATGCGGGTTGAAGATGACATCAGGGCGCACACCACGGGCTGTGAAGGGCATGTCCTCCTCAGGGAGCACAAGACCGCAAGTGCCCTTCTGCGAGTGACGGCTTCCCATCTTGTCGCCGATTACGGGGAATCGCTCCTCCACAATGCGAATCTTCACACCCTTGAGCCCACGCTTCGGTGCCTTGTCGTCCAGACGGACCCGCGAGTTGTCGTCGTAGATTGCGTAGCGGTAGACCGAGTCCACACGACCATGCTGGGCACGCTTGGGAGTCAGTGACACATCGCGGTAGCTCTTAACCTTGCCTTCCGAGTCCACCGAGGGCGCAACCATACCTACAAGGATGGTATCCTCCGTAACCAGAGAGCCAACCTTGATGATGCCTTCGGAATCCAGCAGGTCGTAGGACTTGCCCTCCTTGCGCTTCACACTGTCCTTGTAGAGGGGATTGTTGGCCACATTGGCAAACTCGGTATGCGTGTCCGAGTCCAGCATGTCCTCCTCAAAGTCGTAGCTGTGGAAGTACAGAGTCTGGAACATGCCACGGTCCATCGCAGTCTGGTTAATCATCACTGAGTCCTCCTGATTGTAGCCACCGTAGGTTGTGATGGCCACCAAGCAGTTCTCACCGTGAGGCATGCATCCACCTGCGCCCATGATTTCGCGGTACACCCATGTCTGCGTCAGGGGAATCTGAGGCATGGCTGCCATAGCCGCAATCGTATCGTAGCGCTTGAGGTAGTTTGTGTGAAACCACGCACAGGTTGTCTTGAGCTGGGCAATCGCAAAGGCATTGCGCGTACCTGGGTTATGGTCAGAGAAGGGTATAAGTCCAGTCATTGCAGAGAGGTTGAAGAGCATATGAAGTTCAGACGGCCAGGTAGGGTGGAAGGGAGTGAGGGAGATACGGGTCACCTCGGTCTCTAAGGAGTCAATGTAGTCGAGGTGGCTGGCAATCTCCTCCCATGACTTGGTGGAGCGGATCATGTCCTCTGTCGTACCCTCACGATAGACAGGGCGAATCGGGCGCCCTCCATCGCAAGTGATGGTGTAGACATTGAACACGCGGTCCCAGCCCAGAGACATACCCACACTCTGCGCACGGCGAATCGCAACGAGATGCTTGTGGAGCTCTTCAGTCCTCATGCAGGCACCAATCAGGTCCGAGTTCACAAACACAGGTGTCCAGGTCGGGTCCCAGACAGACGGGTGGATGTCTGCGATGGGCATGACGAACCCCTTGAGGAACCCCTTGACCATCTCAATCGAGATTGGAGTGGAGATGCGGGCAAACAAGGCAAGGGACTTGATGTATCCAATGTTGCGACCGTCAGGCGAGTCTACTGGACACATAAACCCCATCTGGCTGCCATGGTACCTGCGTGGCTCGGGCTTGTTGGAGGTGCGGTCCATACCGAGGTTCGTGCGGCGCAAATGGGAGATAACACCTGCATACGAAGTCCTGGACAGCTCTTGCGCAATACCATCCTTGCCACCCCACGAGCCCTTGAACGACTTGAGGAACTCATTGAGCAGGCGGTAGTTGCGCCAGTAGAAGGTGATGTTCTCAGGCTGGAACACGGTGACGAGCTTATCGCCTGCGTAGTTCGCCCGCTCAAACTGGTTGACACGTTTGTCCAGCTCAAGCAGCATACCCTTGGACATGTCACGAAAGATACGGCGGAACTCCTTGAAGCAGAGGTCTCCAGAGGTCTCCATGCGCTTGAACTTGAAATGGTCGCGGTCTGATGGCTTGCTCAGGTCAAGGGCCACATCCATCGCCATCTTCAGAAGACGACCGAGCTGATAGGCCTTGCGACGGTAGAGGGCACCCGTGTCCGTCTCACCCTCCACATGCGGGAACAGCAGGTCGTGGAGATTGCGCACGAGCTCGGGGCGACTGTGGGTGCGTGTGTAGCGGACCAAGACATCAAGGTCAGATTCCTTCAGCTGCTTCTCATGGCTCAGGATGAGCTGGTAGAACAGCTGGTCGTAGGCAAGACGGTCGTGCTCGTTCACCCCTACAAGCGTGATGTCATAAATCTCCTTGTCCGTGGTCAGACCCAGAGCACGGAAGATGCTGATAACGGGTACGGGCTTTTCAAATCCAGGGAGGGTGATCATCGCAAGACGAGTGAGTGCTTGGTCCACAGTCTCGGGGGGAATGACCAAGAAGTGGGAGAAGGGTCCACGGCTCGCATCCTCTGACACAGACCGAACACCCGCAGTGTACTCAATCTTGTCAACGAACGAAGGCTTCTCTGCCGTCTGAAGTTCTGCTTCCTCCTCGGCCGCGCGCGAGAGGGAGGAGAGGGCTGCAAGTTGAGTCCGCTTTCCTGAGTAGAACATGTTGTTACCCAGACCCTCCTGTGTCAGCAGGACCTTCTCAGACCCATCAATCACAAAGTAGCCACCCAACTCAAACCTGCACTCACCCACCGTATAGCCATCAATCCCCGTGAGGTAGCACAGCTTGCTACGAAGCATCAGCGGGATCTTGCCCACAAGGACATCTGTAAAGGTACGGGTAACAGCGGGAATCGTAGGGAAGACATACTCAACCTCAAGGTCTGCGTAGAGGCTGACAGTGTAGGTCGTGTTATCTAGACGGCAACCGTGAGGCAAGACCGCGTTACCTACTTCGTCTACAGGGGCGGCCCACCGAAGCTTCGTCGCATCCCTGCCACCAATGTAGACACGGATGTAGCGCTTATCGGGCAGCTCTAGCTGGTGAGGGTTGGAGGCCTTGATGAACGCAGGAATCCGCGTCTCCAACATCACATTGTACGAGTCCACATGGTGCTGAATCAGTGGAAAGGGTGTGTCTCGGAACAAGGTCCGCAGAACATGTTGCGGGACATCCATTAGTTCTTCGCAAGCATTTTCTCACCCCGTGTGAACACAAGGAATGTGGAGTGAGACACGGCGCCCACTCCTTCTTGACGGCGTGATTGGACATACGGACATCAAGGCTCGCCTTCAGTCCTATCTGAGGACGAAACCTCATGCGTCTGTGGTCCTCTTGCACGGTCCTCCAGGCATAGGGAAGACCACGATGGCTCTTGCGTCTATTCGTTCCTGTGGGATGGAGCCTCTTGAGATTAATGCCACACAGGCCATGAGGTCGCATGAAGATGTGGCCCGCCTGATTGCGTCCTACCGTCACAGCCGTAGTATTGCCTCACTCCTTCGCGGGGACACCAAAACATCATGTCTAGTCTTAGACGAAATCGATGGCTCGGACTCGCATGCCCAGCGTAAGATTGTAGAGTGGATGATTTCAGAGGAGCGCACCTTACCCATCCTCTTGACGTGTAATGAAGTGCCCCGCATCTTCAAGTCATCTCCTCGTATCGAGGTCTTGCGGTGCTACCCACCCAAGACATCTGAATTGGAAGAGCTGTTCCCCGCCCATGACATCAAGGAGCTAGCCAAACGATGTCATCACGACGTGCGGCGGATGATGCAGTTTCTTCAGTATGGCGCATCGGCCCAGTTGCCTTCCCCTGCACCACTGTTCAAGCACAGTCCAGAAGTCAATGAGATCCTCAGACAGAAAACGTGGTTCGCCACAGACCCCATAGTTCTGGCGACAAGGACCACTTCGCCCTGAACATTTGCTTACCATTCGCATCGTTCACGATCGCGGCCCTAAATGTCCTTGGGTCTTCCAGCAGCATAGATTTGTTCACGGTATTGGACGAATGACCCATCACGACAATCGTCTGTTCTGCAGGGACCTGAACCATCGTGGCCCTCCAACCATTTGTGAACTCCAGCTCCTCTGCGTATCCCTTGGTCTCGTCAAACCGATGAGTCTCGGCATACGCGCGGCGAATCGTGTAGGTTGCAGCAGTGCCGTGGTCATCAGCAAAGGGTCCAGTGGTCATCAGTACATTTTCCTTCGTGAGCAGGAGGAACATCTTGGAGGAGCACGCGATGTCTGCCTTTGAATCAGTAAGCCCCTTGACTCCTGCAGAGATGCGCTCGGGTGGATAGTAGTCGTCATCATCCCAGAACACGATGTACTCACATGACGTCTTCAATGCAAGGCCGAGACAGTAGTTGCGCAGCCAGCCAACGGTCTTCTTCCCTTCTACGTGATGGAGTTCAAACTGTGGACTCGGGACCCATCCATCCTTGTCCGAGTTGTCCACTACAATCCACTTAGCTGGTTGGGTCACCTGCCCTTTCATACAGAGCTCTGAGAACGCCTGGCTCCATCGGCGGTTTGCTGTAGGCGTACACACGCATACACTCATGCTATAGCAGGGAGTGGTTCGCGTATATCATTTCGGCACACGGGACAGCGCACCGAGGTCCTGAACCAGGTGTTGATGCAGCTGTGGTGGAAGACGTGGTTACATGCCCGAAGACGTGTGGCCACTGCCATGCTTTCCTGGCAAATTGCACAGTTGGAGTCCTCCTCTGTCGCAATGTTCATCTCTGTTGCAGCCGTGATCTGGTCAGCCGTAGCCACAACGGGTACAGGGTCCTCAAACGCACGCAGAATCTCCGACGCAGGGAGGTTGATTGTAAATCGACGCGTAGGCTCTTGAACCTCAGGAGGTCGGGCAAGGATGTTTAGGAGGTCTAGGATTGCAAGAGTCTCCCTGTAGTTGTTGGCCAGAGCACGATTGCGCACTGGCTCCTCTAAGACCATGATACTGGAGAAGCGACGCGTATTTGACTCAATCAGATCCCTGAGGACCGCGAGGATCATCTGGGCAGACATTACCCTTTAGGTGTAGCAGTCCCGAAAGCCATTCGCACAGTAGAAAAGGTAGCTCGCCATGTAGGGGTGTGGGTCAATGAGTTCCTTGTAGACCTCGTCTCGTGGAATCCAGGGACTGCGCTTCAGCTTTGCCAGCTGTGCTGTGCGGAACGCCAAAAGAACAACCCGTTCTCTTTGCGTCATTGGGGGCAGCTTTGCGTACCATCGCTGTGCTCGTTGTATTTGAATGACCCTAATTGGCTTCGACTCCACGTCTAGCACCGGACGCATTACTTCTTTACGAGGAATCCTATTAAAGTCTGCTGGCCCGTGAACTGTGTAGACTTCAAGAACATTATTTGTTCTAGCTGTCGTTCCTTCTTATCCAGTACAGCCAATGTTGCTTCCTCCTCATTGTTTAGTTTTACCATGAATTCATTGTGGAGTGACGCATACGACTTGCTGGGTGGCACATACCCATCCAGTTGCTCTATGCAGAGTGCGAACAGCTGTGCGACTGGGTTCTGGATCTGGTTTGTGATGTAGAATGTTGTATCTACCTTCAGATTGTTTGCGCGTACATAGTCCACATGCTCAATGCGGTCACCCTGCTTGGCTCCCTTCTTGGCGCCGTCTACATACACATACTGGATACGGTCACCCACCTTGGGTGCAGTACCTGGGTCCCTAGCTGCCATGCGGTCAGCCAGAACACGATGAGCAGGTAAAGTTGCGCGGCCATCATATCCTTCTGCCATAGCAGCATAGTCGTCGCGGAGAGCCTTTGAGACGATGAACTTTTCTAGAGGCACCTTGTGGTCAATCACCTCCTTCAGCTTCTCCTTGACGAAGGCCGCACCCTTCTTGACATTTCGCTCCTGCAGCAGGATGTCCAGCGCACCACCGAACACATCCTTCACGATGGGTGCATTGTCGCGCCGCTTGAGGACGATGCCCATGGACATGCGCTTGGCTTTGGCAGGGTTGGGATCCTCTTCATACTTCATACCGACGTACCGCTTTCTGCAGAAGAGTATGAACGGGTGGAAGGTCTTTTCATAGGCAATCTTGTAAGGATTTCGGGCCATTTGGGTAGTGATAGATTTACCCGCGGCCAGCCCGAGCCGAATGGATTCCGCCACGTCCTTTGTGGGGAACTTGACGAAGATAGAATCGGTGTCGCCATAGACGACTTCTCCTCCGAACTCAGGAGACTCCACGACTGACTTTGCGAAGTAGAGGGCCTTTCGTCCCGCTGCCGTGGTGCACGCGGCGACACAGAGTTTTCGGATTGGAGAGGTTCTACTTCCCGTCTGCCCATAAACCGAGTTGGCAACCACTTTGTAAGCCAGCTGGAGACCGTTGTATACGGACCGCTGGGCGTCGTCATACTTTGGATCCTCCATCATTTGTTTATATTCCTTTCGCTTGGCTAGTAGGATCTCCAGTGTCTTTGGGATGACACCCACTGTCATCGGGTTGTCCTTTTTCGGCTGGACGAAGGTGCAGATGACCTTGCCATACGGAACATCCTTTTCATCTTTGAGATCGTACTCTACCTCATCTAAAGTATAGATCTCTTCGTACTCGCGAACCTTTTCTATTGGCAGGCCATAATGTGCTGTCTTCATACCCTCTATGTCAAAGTGACGCTCGCAGACCAGTGTGTCAGGCGACAGGTTGTACGCAATCATGTTGGACGGGTAGAGTGAGTTGAAGTCCAGAACGGAGATAGGTTGGTCTAGGTACATACCAATCTTCGGACTAATCACGATTGCACCCTCGTAGGTCTGGTCACCCTGGACATTCTCCAGTGTGCGGATGATTTGGTCGCGCTGCGAGGCATAATATACGACGGCTGAGAAGATTTTGATTCCCTGACCACGAGTCAGGACAAACTGCATAGGAACCTTGCATACATCGGCCATACCGCGAGTATTGACCAGCGTGTCGAGCTTGGCCATCAGCGTCAGAACCAGGTCGCAATCCTGAATACAGTAGCGGGCAATCCTCGTGCGCCCTGCTGGGCCTCCCTCACGATGGAGACGGAATAGCTCATGTGGCTCCACGTCGTCCTTGGTGAAGGTCCACTCCAGAGACTTGCGTTCCTTCTCGGTCAGCTCTGTGAAGAGGTCCACAGGCGCGTCTACCGTAAAGGTGTTTCCCTTGATGGCGACGACCTTAAACTTTTCGCCCTCGCGGTATGGATCTGTAGTATTTCCCACGAGATCAAAGCGGGCAAAGTTACCCACACACAGGCCACGAGTACTTTTCGTCGTGACCACATTGTTTTGATAGGACAGGACTTTGTCGCGCAGGAAGGTGGACGCGACATTGTCCAGCTTGAAGGAGTCAAGGCTGTGCTCGCGGCGCATGTTCAGCAAGAGGTCTAGCGACAGACGGCCGCGGAGGCACATGATACGCAGGTCATACTTGCCAGAGGCCAGCTCGAACTTCTTGGTCTCTGCGAACTTGATAGCCCAGTTGTCGCCCTTCTTAGTCTTAGCCGCAGGTGCACGGCTGAGGTTGATGGACTCGGTCAGACCCAGCTGCTTACACCGCTCCTCCACATAGCCGTCATCAAAGCCAAAGGTATTGTATCCGCAAATGATGTCGGGGTTCTCATCGAGGATACAGTTGAGGAAGGCGTAGAGCACATCGGACTCCGTCTTGCAGCCGAAGAAGGTGGTGTTCGGGTCATCTGACTTGTCCACTGAGCCAAGCACGAAGACATAGCGGCTGGTTGGCGTCATCAGGTCGTTGGACATCCTGAATGACACGCCAATCTGGATGATGGGGTCCTTGGTTGCAACGGGAAACTGTTGCCCTACGAGTGGGCAGACCTCCAAGTCATAGGAGGCAACCTTGAGCGGGATGGCTGCGTCTGATGGGAAGATAGCTGTGTACGAGCAGGTGTACATCTCGTCTACCGCGGTGTCGTCAGGGACTTCGCACGGAGTAGCTTCAAACTTAAGAGGAGAACCGGGTCCGAGATGACGCTCGTGGATGAGACGAAGGAATGGGGGGAGGTCAGATTCGTAGAGCGGGACATCACGTGCACCCATCTCCCGCTTACGCTCATGAAACTCGTTGAGTGACGAACAAGAGACTTTCCAGACAGAAGACTTTGAAAGGTTGTTAAAGCCGGCAAATACATCGTACTTCTTAACAGGGTAGGCTTTGCCTGGGTCGGAACCTCCGCAGTAGAAGTAGGGGGAGAATCCAGTGATACGCACGCAGGCGACTTGCCCGGTATCCGTACGACCGTAGACATCAACGACATAGGATTGCTCTCGGTTCTTGTGGATATCGTGTTCATGCCAATCGCAAGGTTGGAGAACGACCATTGCTTCTTTCTGGTTTTAGTTGTGAAGGTCCGTTTTCCATGAAACTTTCTGGATTTGATGATAAGGATGACTGATTTCTTCTATGCGATGACTCGCGGAAGGACTGACCCCTCGCGGGCAACCCAAGATGATGTAGCCAACCAATCCTACCAGACCCGCCAAGTGGGCTCCATTGAGAATGCGTGCTCGGATGCGCTCAGCCCTGCAGCTGCGATGGCGGACCAGCCTGGTATGATTGCACGTGGTGGCTTTGGACAGCCTGGTGGCGGCTGTGCGGTAGATACGAACACTGACCTTCGGTGGGGGTCACCCGATGCCTGGCGCCAGAAGGGCCCGAAGCAGTTGTGGGTTCGCCCGTTCAGCACGACACCCAACCTTGGCGGTGGCGCGCCCGAAGCGGTTGATGCCGAGTCCGGACTCATCCAGTCCATGCTCCAGCGCTCCCGCAAGGAGATGTCCACCATCATGGACAAGACTATCCCGAACTACTACCAGCCTCTGATCCCGACGAAGCAGGCCGAGTACTCAAATCCTAACAACTGGATCTATGATTGGACCCGTGGAGGCGAGCCCACACGGTTAATTCAGATGAAACGAGATGCGTAAGTATAATAATGAAGGTTGTGTTCTTTGCGAATCGGATGCCCGATTTGTGTGGTGCGTTTCTTCACGACATCGACCTCGCAACTGAACTCCAGAAACGCGGACATGGTGTCATGTTCGCGACTCTTGAGAGACCCAAGGAAGGATATAGCGGTGGGGTCTACCGTGGGTTTAGGTTCATGCACTTCAGCGCGGCAACAACCTACCTCGATGCGAGTGAGATTTGGATCTGTCCTCACGCACCCGTTCTTCCGTTTGTTCGAAAGATTAACTCGCGAGGCATGTTTCGTCCAATCGTCTCAACGTGTCACTTTGACAACGCATATAACGCAATCTCGTTAAATGCATCCAACAACTGGAATGAGATGCTCTTCTACATCAACAATCGTATGGAATCTGGGTTCAGAAAGAATGTCACTCCTTGGCCTTCTAGCATTGTAAAGACAGATGTTACCCGCCCCATCATGCGGGAAGAGAATGTGCGGATGGATGAGCCGCCAACGGGTGAATGTATCACACTGGTCAATGCGAACCTGAACAAGGGTGTTGTTCAATTTATTGAGCTGGCCAAGCGAATGCCAGAGCGCAAGTTCCTCGCAGTTATGCCATATTATGGCGAGCTTCACCCGCCTCAGTTCCCAGCCAACGTCGAAACAATACCATTTCAGGATGACGTTCGCGTCGTTCTGAAAAAGACTCGTATTCTCCTGCTCCCAAGCTTCTATGAGAGCTTTGCACGTATTGCTGTTGAGTGCATGTACAATGGTATCCCTGTCCTGTACTCGAAGCCTGAGCCCACTACGAAGATTGGTGGTATGACCGAGGGAGTAGAGGAGTGGATTGCTCCGACAGGGATTCAATGCCGTCGTGATATTCCGGAAGACTGGATTGATGTTATTACAAGTTTTGACGACCCCGCGACATATGCGGCTCGTAGCGCGCAGTCGATTGAGCATATCAAGAATATGGACCTGTTCACGGAGTCCACTCGAATTGCTCAGAAGATTGAGGCCTTTTCTCGAGAGAATCCTGTGAAGGTGCAGTCGTCGATGGAGATTCGCCAACAGGCAGTTCCTCAATCTGTATCTCAGCAGGCTCCGGTTCTGCGACCCCCTCCAGCAGGGAGTTCGTTCGGGCTTTCGACTGGGCGGCTGAGGATACGGCGCTAAGCGAATCCATTAGCTTCCGACCCATCGCACAGCGCTCTGCCTGCTCTGGGTCATTGACGGCAAACGTCACAGTCTTTGACTTTACGTACTTGTCCCCAGATACACCGGGTATGACAAGCAGGGAATCAACTGCCTCAAGAACACTACTGTGGAGACGTAGGGCTTCCTCTGCCTTCTCGTGTGTGCAATTTGCTAGCTCGGCTACATAGTGGACGGCGTCCATCTTTTCTTGGATGAAGTGTAATACCTGAAGATGCGTTTCATTGAGCAGCTCTGCCCTCCTGCGCTTCTCTACTTGATTTTCCTTGTTGTCCAGCTTGGACTTGACCTCTCGTTAGGTCTCTGGATCACGTTCGCCATCAAGCTCTTTGTTGGCATGGCGGTTGTCGTACTGCTGGACACCTTCTGTGGAATCGGACTTTCACCTGTCTCATGGTTCCTGGTTGCGGCCCCCTTTGTCATGACAGCTCTTGCAACTGCGATTTCCATGAGCACTGGGTTTGATGAGATCATCATTGTTCAGGCGTCGAAGGAGAAGTTCACAGGCGCTGACAACGATGGATACGACATCTACGACCCGCCCGAGTCATCTGCGTCGGTCCCGCTGGTGGCAAAAACGAATCCGCACCGCTCCTCCTAAACAGGGGCATCCAAAATGCTCTTCTGCCTTCTCCGTCTCTACACCATGCTCCACGACTACTTCACCGCTGCATCCAACCTGTTCAAGGTAGAGTCCACCTACCTACTCACTGAAGACGGAATTGAGGACTACGATGAGGAGTTTACCCGTGTGCCCGAGGGCTGCATCTATGTTCAGGAGTGGCACCGCGACGGTGAGACGCGCCGCCGCCTTCTTTACGAGGGCGAGGAGGTCACGCCGTACACGAAGAACCCGTTCCGTCCCATCAAGCAGCCATGGGTCTGGATTGGTGACACGACTACCGGTGTTGACCTGACGGACGCTGTTGGTCGCTACATGATGGCAGACAATGTCATTAGGCTGGACCTCATCCTGCGTATGCTGAATGTCAACCGCGATACAAAGATTTCCTACCTGGACGCTCGGACGCTTGAAGCAGTTCCCTTTCCAAGCAAAGGAGTAAGGATTCAGGATGACGAGTAAGCCATTCCTAGCCGCAGAACGATATATTCAACTTAAAAAGAGATGTGTACCATCCTCCTGGATGGACTGGACACGACGAATCAATGACATGTTCCTCATGCCGTTGATTGCCTTGGTTTCCATTATACTGGACAAAAATGACTACTTCTTTTTGCTGTCTACCTTCATGACCGCGTTGCGGCCGTGGAGGGAGCAGATTGAGTTTGAAGAGTTGAAGTTTGAAATGCAGAAGATGAGGATTCAGATGGCAGCTACAGGTGGGCCACACATTGTGACCAATGACCCGACCTATATGCCATATGTGTGGGCGGACGCGGTTACACGCTCTTCACGTCCGCGCCTCCAGGGTGGACGCCGGTAACCTGGTCAGCCATGCCCGCTGAACCGGTGCCCGCATACGAGCCAGTCGCAGTACCGACGACCGGGCCACCGCCCATGAGCCGTGCCTTGCGCGCACGCTTGGTCAGTGTGCGCTTGGACCCAGACGTCTTGAGCCCCGCCTTCTTCAGGACACGCTTGATCGCCTTGGCAGTGACCTTGCGCGACCTGCGACGACCACCAACGGGTGCATAGTTGCCAGTGCTGTTAGGCTGAACATCGCCCGCAGACGCACGGTTCACCCCCTGTGCAATGTTCGCGGTTCCCCAGTCCGCACCGGCAGTTCCGATTGTTCCCGCAAACGAGGGCTGTAACGCACCTCCACGAGTTCGCTTACGACCTCCCCAACCACAGCCACCACGACGACGAGACTTGGCCATTTACTCTTGGGCAGGAAGAAGTTTGTGTTCCGAGAAGGACCCAAGACTCCCTGGCAGACTGTCATACATTTCGTATCCGCGGACGAGAGTTCCAACTGGGACATCCTCCATGTGAACAAACGCAGTCAAGTCAGGTTCATGGAAGTAGTCAAGAATACTTGCAATAATCGCCTGACGGTCTGCGAAGGTCTTGCCATGGTGAATGTTTTCAGCGTTGAAGACCCATATGTCTGCGAGGAGAAAGACTCGTGGGCTAATACGGACTGCGCGGAAGATTGTGTCACTACACACTCGCTCATCCATCGCTACATCAAGCGACTCGGATGTGACACCTCGCTCCGTCCATAGAATGTGAGGCCGGTTCTGTTCATCGTGAGTACAGAGGATCCATCCTGGAATGCCGTTAAACTGGGGTACTTCCTGTGAGGGACTCGAGACTTGTTGCCCCTTCCTCACTAGAGGGCGCCATTGGTAGAGTGATTTCATCCTTTGGAGCATTGACTGGTTGCGCTGGCACTGTGAAAACTGCGGGCGGTGGAGGCGGTGCTACTGCGACCTGTGGAGGATACATCCACCGAACAGTCAAAAACACCGCGGCATGGATTGCGACGAGCCCAGCTAGGGTCGTAAATATGATCGTAAAGAGTTCAAGGACATCCATTTGTCTAGACCTATGATTGCTTTGGAGGTAGCGAAACGCGAAAATAATAGGTCGGACCACCTGCGATCTCCTCCTTCCACATTCTGGGTGTCTCCGAGTACGTCGTAAACACGACCGTCTCAGAATGGTAGATCCGAGCCACAACTCCGCCATCAAATGGACGCTCTACAAGGAAAATGTCCTTACCAGCTGGGTGCATGACTTGGAACATCTTGCGATGTAGGTCAATGCGTCCGAAGCCGGTATAGATGACTTGTGTCTCATATGAAGTACCTCCTTTTGCCCATGTTGGTTCAGTCTCGCTGACCTCAACCTGCATTCACTGTATTCTTACCGATGAGTGCCTCTAACTGGCTGTCGTCTGCAAGGATGTCATTCATCCTTGTCACTGCATCGCGCAGGCACTTCTCAATGAGCTCCCACTTCTCAGTATCGTTCATGAACTTGGTGACACGCTTGGTGCCGTCCGGGAAGTTCTCAATCAGCTCCGACTCCGTGGCACCCGTCATCTTCATGTAGACGCGCAGCTGAATCTCATCGTAGATGGGCACCTCTGGGAAGAATCGCGTGCGGTCCTTGCTGTCTACGATACGATTGTGAGCTGCAACCCAGCCGTCCGTGCGTCCCGTCAGCTTGAAGGTTCCAAAGTCCATGTTCAGGTTCTTCGTGTTGCGCTCCGTCACTTCCACCTTGTGGTCGACCTCGTAGGTGTTGAGAATCTTGTTCTCGTTGTTCAGTCCGCGCTTCATGCGCACCTCGCTCTTGGCCTCGGCAGCAAGGAGTCCACGGACATCGGGCGACAGGTGTGCGTAGCGCATGTCCAGAAGCGTGCGGGTCTGGCTCTCAACATCCGTCAGCGCGCCCTTCAAGTCCTTCTTGGCAGCATCAATGGCCGAGAAGACGATTCCCTGAACATTGTTGTCCTTGAAGACAGATGCCTTGAGAGAGTTGAAGGACCGCACGCCCAAACGGGCCTCAATCTCTGCGATTCGGGCCGAAATGGCCTTGTCCTTCTTCATGAGCTCATAGAACACTTCATTGGGTGTCTGAAACTTGTGCAGACCGATAGTACCAGCGACACGAGTGGCAGAGATGATAGGAATAAACATGGTTGAACTACTTTACGCAGGGTGAGGGGCGATTCGTTTTTAGAGCAGGTAGGCAAGTACGCCCGCAAAGACGAGGGTGTGAACCATCACTCCAAACTGTGTCGGGCAGCCGCTGTTGGCAATGTGTCTGACCACCGAGTTGGTGAAGTTGTAGGTAATCTGGTTGCTGAGGATGTAGAACAGGAGAGCCGCAAGCAAGATCGTGCGATTCATTACACACTAGGTAGAAAAACTCTGCTGCATTCGCTGGATCGCATCAATCCACCTTGACATCTGGCCTAAGACATTGGATACTGCAAGGGTATTGCCCACGACAGGGGTTGTGTCTATCCCTGACTCACATACCATCACAAGGGACGCAACCAGAATGGCCTTCTTGGACTTGTCGGCCGCATTCCACCTCATGCAGTACATCTTGTAGAGCACGTCCAAGTAGGGGCGCACTGGAGGAGTGGACTGTTTGTTGATGGCCTCCCAGAACAGCCATACAGGGTGCCCGCCATCTGTCGCAGACACGAACTCGTCGGCTCGGTTGGAGAAGGGGATGACCTGCTTGTGTGCTTTCTTGTGCTCGCGGCAGAACGTGAAGACCCACGACATCCAGTAGAGAGCGCGGGTCAGGTCGCGAACATCGGACCGGATGCAGTAGCAGAACTCGTTGACGGGCACCACCACGGCCATCGGGTCCGAAGGGCGCAACACCAGCTTGCCATACATACTAGATGGGGCCTTGATGCTCTCTTGGATGGTGACAGGGTCAAAGTCATGACTCGGCTTCAGGGCAGGGAGAGACGGTAGCTTGTTCTTGCGGCACATGGAGAGAGTCGCCGCAACCTCGCACACGATGCGCCGAGCGTCCATGTTATTGCGAATCGAAGTCATTTGGGGAAGAGGGTAACTGCCTTGCAGTTGCATCCAGTTTTCGTAGGCGGCCGCGAGGTAGAGCAGCACGTTGGGTTGAGCCCGATTGATATGAAGCGCAGCCGCCTCAAAGAAGGCATCCCAAATTGAATGCACAAGTCCAGAGCAGAGAAGCTCAAGCGTCCAGTAGCACGCGTAATCCGCGTGACCCAACTGGATGTTTTGGATGAGGACTTTGCGCACGTGTGGACGAGGGTGTCCACAGAAGGTCTTTTTTTGGAAGTCAAATACTGTTCGTGAGTCAACAACCTCCATCTACTTGTTAGTAGGGATTCACGGTTGGTGGGATAGCCGCAACGAACTGACCAGAAGACTTGGTTACCTTTCTATACACTGCATAGATGGTGAAGAGGAACCCAAGGACGATCGCAATGTTGAGGATCATGTCAATCCATGCGCCATAGCTTGTCTCAGCGGCATGCTTGTGCTTGTTAATCAGGATGCGGTCCTGAAGTGTCTTGATCTGCTTGTCCACGTTCTCCACAGAGTAGGACAGCTCCTTCTCGACGCCCATGAACTTGTCCTGGGCGATTTGCAGGAGGTCCATCGTCGTTGACTGCTGGTTCTGTTGGTTGGTGAGGTCCTTGAACTGGGCAATAAACCTATCTACGAGCGGCTTTGTCTCTACGTTACCAATACGAGCCTTTTCGGTCTCAATCCAGTCATCGCCCTTTACCATCGTATAGTACTCGGCGCGAGCCTTCTGGTAGGCTTCAGGTGAGATGTCCTGGGCATTCTCGGCATCCTGCATATGGCGAAACGCAGTTGCAATCTTTGTCTCCTTGTCCACCTTGCCCTGGACAATGGCGATGCGGTCGGAGAAGTTCTTCAAGACCTCGCCGTAGATTGGCGCATTAGGCAGTGTTGTGAACGATACGATCTTCCCATCGGGGATGATTGCGATTGGGGCTACTTGGAGAGGGACTGAAAGTTGCGGGTCACCATTGTACGCACATACTGGTCCTACGACTTTGAATCCCTTGTCAGTTGGACACTTTGGAACACACCCAAATCCCGTTTGTGCTTGGTCAAACTCGACAGGACAGGACGGAACACCTCCCATTATACCTTGGAGAGATAGATTGCCGAAGCAATTCCTGTGCTCAGCAAAAGCAGAATCATCCCCTGGGCCCACGCAGAAGGAAGGAAGAGGTAGGTCATGAGACAGAGAAGAATGGTCAGAAGCGCAACCTGGACGACGTACATGTGCTTGGATACAAGGAACATAATCTGGGCCTGCTCCTTGTTAATCTCGGACCCAGCCGTCTTTGGGTGAGGTGGCTTGACGGTCTCCAAGATCTTATCAAACTTCGCAGCTACAGAGTGTTCAGCCTCGGCGGACGCATGTTCAGACTTGATCTTGTGATGGTCCGCAACGATACCAGCACCTTCAGACTTTTCTGTATACACATCTGCATGTGCTGCCAGGTCAGCTTCTATCTTTGCATTCACCTTTGTAAGTTCGTGGAGGAACCGGGCCGATTCAGCTGTGAACTGTGACATGTCTGAAGTAGGTGACAAATCTGTGACCCCAATTGAATACTCGTGGTTATCAGACACGCAGCTTCCGTTCGTATAGGAATACCCAACCGGGCACTTAATATGACATGAATTAATGCCCTTTTCAAATCCTGCTGGGCAGTCCATTAACCCTTATTCGGAATAAAAGTCTGAAGACGGCCAAAGATGGGCGCGATGATCCTCGCATCACGGTTCGCCTGCATTGACCTCCATCCCAGAGTCGGGGCGGCACCGATACCGCTGTTGATGTACGGCGCAACTGTTGCGGCCATACGGATGTAACGTGTGTGGTCGGAGGCATCTCCTCCAAGCTTTGCGTGGACCCGTGCACCGCCACCACCAACTTCAAGATAGGAAATGAGCGGCATTTTGTTTATCCGCAAGAGATAATGCTAGAGTGGCTCGTTGCTCTCGTTGTCGCGCTTCTTGCGATCGCGTCAATCCAGGGGACGCGAGAATACCTAGAGAATCCCCCAGATGATACGGTGAAGATTCCAGACTCACTGCAGAAGCTCCTTGACGTCTATGCGTCAAGCTACACGAATTACCGCGCAACTGGGATGGACGCGTACCGCAACGCATACCAGATGACGGAGGTTCAGATTAATACGGTGCTGCGTGAGATTGCGAAGAATGTAGATGAAGGCAAGGAGCGAATTGACGGTATCCTCTCAGACCAAAAGCTGGCGAACCCCAAGGTAGATGCCCTTCGCAAGAAGGCACAGAAGCTTGAGGAATTAGAACCAAAAGTGAAGGATGAAGAGATCAAGTCCGAGAAGCTCGCTGCGGAACGGGGACTTGATACGGCGTCACTTGCTGCAAAGGCAGGTGTCATGTTCCTCGTGTTTACGGTTGGATGGATGGTTACCTACTTGGCATAGCGACAAAGCCTAGCAACACAAGGCATGCCACACCAAACACAATTGTATATGTATTGATGGTACCGTCTATCTTCACAGCTTCACGGCTATGGATACGACGGAGGGTTTCTAGCTTGTCATTACTTGCAGCCATTTCCGCATACTCCTCCTGAAACTTGTTCAGCCTCTCTATGATTTCCTTGCGCTTCTCTTCGAGACCCGATGGTTCTGAGGTGACCAGAGCCATCTCCTTATGCAAAATATCTAGCATGTCATGCTTGACAGCCAAAATCCTCACCATCTGTCCTGACACAGCGTTCTTGGTGTCCATGGCAAGCGCTGCGGTGACTAGTTTCTCGTACTCGTCTTGTTTTTCCCTGAACGCGATGTCAAGGTCATGTAGATTTCCCTGTGCTACCGACATTGTTCCTAGGCAACATTTACATCAGCGACGCAATACCGATAGTAGATAGACCGGCCCGCAGAGTCGCTGTGACGGATGATCTCAAGGATGTCTCCTGGGACCGCACCAATCACACGAGCCTGGATATCCTGCGAGTCAATCCAGGGAATCTGCTCCTCAGGCTTTGAGACCTTGTTGGCTTCCATCATAGCCGTTGCCTCGTCGGGCTTCATGATGCGATGCGGCATCGACATACGGTGAGAGGTAATGTCATACTGAAGCTCTGGGAGGTGGAAGAACTGCATACGGTCTTTCGCACGAGCCTTCATTGCGATCAACACATTCTCTGACGGCTTGGACCTCGTGGCCACGACCACGCCTTGGGTGTTGCCATTCTCTACCGCAAACTTGCTGTAGTTGTTGATGTCGATGGCGGTGATCTTGTCCTTCTGAGGAAAGATGATGAGGACCTTGCCCATCGTGTACATGTTGACCTTCTCCAGCTGATCTGTGGTGACTGATTCCGTATCCGTAGGGAGCCCGCGGCGAGTGAAGAACGTCTTCAGTGTATCAAGTGCTTTCTCCTCCATGCTTATCTCACTGGCAAGACTCAAAGAATCCCTTTTTTTCGGTGATGGATACAATGACATCCGTTCTCGTCCTGTTAGCTGCCGTGCTAGTCCTCTACATCGCATGGGTCTACTTCTCTCCCCAGGTCCAGCGCCCCGATGTTAGGTTCTTTGACCAAAAGCAGGATGCCCGCACGATTGCGGTTGAGGATTCATCGTACCAGCAGCGGACGAACCACATGCCTCGCCCTCCGATCATCGCACTTCCTCCAGCCGGCATTGAGACGCCCTTTCAGGTGAATGCATATAAAGCCCACCTGTCATAAACCTTAATGAGCCAAAAGCAAAAGATCTCGGGTGCACTACGAGAGCAAGTATGGCTTCAACGTGCAGGTCCTGTCTATTCTGCAAAGTGCTCTGTCGTATGGTGTCAGAACAAAATGACTGTCTTCAACTTCCACTGTGGTCACAACATCCCAGAGAGCAAGGGAGGTGAGACAGACCTGAACAACCTGTATCCACTCTGCGACCGCTGCAATGTGTCCATGGGCAACCGATACACAATTGAAGAGTGGAACCGAATCTCTAGCCCACTTGCTCGCAGTTGGTTCTCAAAGATTAAGTGTTGGAATGCTTGACGGTGGCGGCTCAGGCTTTGTGCCATTCGCACGGTGACGTACAATCTCATTCCAGAAGTTCGTAAGCACATCGATATGTTCAGACATCCAGTTGGGGTCCTTGGGTACAAAGTCTCGCTTGATTGACCCAAGCGTCCAGTAAATCTTCTGATGTTCCCTCTCTCCCAACGTACCCTGCCACTCTGCAACCTCTTGGTCCTGTGGCTTGTAATTCACAGACTCATCTTCGAAGATCGCAAAGATACCCTTGCGGCCTTCAAACTTGGACCACTCGCCATAATGAACCTGTTTGAACCGGAACTCCACGTACTCGCACTCATTGATGCCTGTGCACTCCATCTGAAGCTGCATCTGGTGGATGTAGCCCGCAGGAATCTCGTCCTTTGCGACACGAGAGATAGGGCACTTGAACTCAACCAGGCGACCCCATCGCTCACGGTCTCCATTCGTGGGGAAGATGATTCCGTCAGGAGAGGCACCGAGGAACGGGTAGACCGGGTGCTGGACACAGGATACATCCGTAATCGTGCACTCTGTCTCGGCTTCGTAGATTGCCTTCCCGATTGGCTCAAACCGTGTGCCCCAGATGAGCGCGGGAATCGGCGGACCCGACTGAGGGGCTGGTGGCTCCAGTTTCCTGAGCATCACAGACCGAGCGGTCTCACCACCTGTGAAGATGTAGCCTAGCTCTGAAGCCGTAATCTTCTCACCACGTTTGGCATGCCACTGTGCGGTCCTCTGGTCATTCTCACCATACAGTCTGATGGTTCTGCGGACATTTCGGTCACGAGCCCATCGCTGCCCGACAGGACCCTTCATGATTTCTTCTGTTCGCTGGTAGACCACCTTGCGTAAGAATGTCCGCGACAGGGTTGGCTGAATGAGCCAGCAGAAGAAGACAAAGTCCCTCAGTCGGTTGTGGAGGTGGGTATACGGTCCGTCTTCGAGCCACTTGGTTAATAGCTCATCCATTGCGTTTCCTTTGCGTCTACTCCGAAAACTCATTTTCACCGTAAAAAAGTAGATTGAACATGGAGACTATTCAAAGCAAAGAGCAGTGGGTTCTCCACCGTCTCGAATCCTTCTACGCAATCCCCGAAACATTCACGCGCATTCAGTCCATCTTGGCGGGGGAGTCTCGCCTCAGCCTGCGTCTTATTGACTGGTTTGTGACCAATTATTCCAAGAAGCACAATGTGTCCTACATGACCACCACGGGTCGGCATGTGATTGTGTACCTGGTCTACAAGTCGCATCTCAAGGCGTACAACAAGAAGATGTTCGACCCCTTCTGCAGGTGGAAGCGGATCCAGTTCAGGGGCATGGATACGACTGTTGGGCAGCTGAACTTCTTTGAGTGGGCGGTTCAAGATGAGGTACTGGACTACCTGGAGCAGCATTATGACGAAATCCACACTGACATGGAGGAGTGTTCGCAGGTCATCACCGAGGAGGAGGGACGCAGGAAGAGGCATGAGTTGTCGCGTTCGGCCACCAAGTCTGTGCGCAGACACGATGTCCTCGTGAAAGTTCGGTTTGATTAATCCCGCACTCAAGCAATGTTCTCTCGCGTTCATCCCGATGTGGTGTACCCTGTGAGCTCAGATGTCACTGAGCATGATATTGATGTAGTGTCCGACCTGTGGACGATGGAAGGTCGCGAGGTCTACCGTGGAGCACGCGATCCGCACTACACCCATGCAAATGTGTATTGGCTCTACGACGAGGACCTGGACCGTGTGGGCCTGGCAGAGCACCGTCACGATGACCATGGGGACGTGTCTCTGCACTGGTATTACGATAGCCCCTTCGCAACACTCTTACAGGAAAAAGGCTGGACTGAGGGTGAAAGTATTTGGTCGCAGTTTGATTCGGGCGCAGTGGATCGGTTCCTTGCAGAAGGACGGACTACTCCTGAGTCTATCTTGGAAGCCTGTCTGCATGGACCCACTCGCGTCATTAGCCCCAAGATGCTGATCACGTGGCCGACGGTCTACTCATGCGAGACATGTGGACGCAAGGCACTGAAGCCGTTTCACGAGGGTTGTGTTGAGACGCCCCTTGACATCCCCTCAATTGAAAAGTTGTTTTGTGTTGATGATGATTTGATTGTACACTCCCCTCCGTCTGATTCAGAGGTCTTTAGGCGAGAGAGACTGCCGCACGCTTCCGACCCTTCGTCGCAGCCGCAGGCGCTGGAGCCAGTGGAGCAGGCGCCTCCGAGCGCGTAGGCTCTTCCTCCTCGTGAGCGACCGGTACCTCAATCTGCTGCTCCTCAGCCGGCGCGTCCTCGTCGTCCTCCTTGGGCTCGTCGGGCTCCTTGATGTCCGCGAACGCCGACTTGGCCGACGGCTTGGACGGCGGGAACACCTTTGCGAGGATCACGCGCCACGTCACGCCGAAGCCCGTGCCCGTCACGTAGATGGACGGCGCGATGACCATGCGGCCCTCAATGCGCTTGGCGAAGACCTGCTCGATGTTGTCAAGCGTCACCGCGATCGGGTTGCCTGCCGGGTCCACTGCCTCAAGGCCGACCTGGTCGTCCCAGACCGAGACCTTCATGCGGAGGCTCGGCGGCCACTTGCCAGACGGCACCCACTCACCGTTCACCTTCTCAACGCTCGGGTTGAGAATCGGCTTGAAGGTCTCACGGAGCACCGCCTCGGAGCGAGACTTGCCAAACCACTTGCTGCTGTTCACCAACGCATGCTGGATAACCTTCTCCTGGAGGTCGAGCATGAAGTTGTAGAGCTGTCCAACCTCGCCAGAGACCGACGAACGCTCCTTGGCGTAGTTGCACTTGTCCTCAAGACCCTTGAGCGAGGCCATCAGACTGAAGTTGCGCTTGCCCGTGTCATCCTCACGGACCATAACACCTGCGGGGTAGAAGAAGCGAGGAATGCGGACCTGAAGGTTCTGACCGTTGTACTTGATAGGAACTGACTTACCCCCCGCCTTGTTGGCGCGGATGTCTCCGATGATGACGCGGCTGATGTCCAGGTTCTCAGAAGGAATGATAGCAGTGGCAGACATTGTGAATTGATTGTGAGGTAGGACTGCCTCGGTTGCCTCGTTTCCGTTTTTGGCGCACAAATCCAGCTTTAAAGAGACTTCTCATGGAAAGTAAAGATGCGTTGTGCATCAACCAGGACCAAGAAGTCGGAGGATCAATGCCCGACCAATGCACTGAACGGACACATCTTTTGCGGACGGCATATGCGGTGCAGAGAGCATCGTATCTGGGCCGAACTTCACAAGGACCGTTTGGCCAAACTGAAGAAGGTCCAGGCTCTGTTTCGTGGGTGGAGGATCCGCAGATATCTTGCATTGTGCGGACCCGGTGTCCTGAAGAGAGCCGACTGTGTGAATGATGAAGATCTAGCCACCTGTGAAGAAAAGACAAGGCAACATCCACTTGACTACTTTGGACTTGAAGAGAATGGTAAGGTTTGGTGGTTTGATGTACGGACGCTCTGGGATTGGTCGTCGCGAAACGTCGAGTCTACCAATCCGTATACGAAAGTACCCTTGACATCCGAGACACGAGAGAGGTTGCGCAAGGTATTCGTATTCCGTCGCCGAGCCAAGATGCCGATGAACCAGGAGACTGGCTTATTCTCTGAACGGGTGTTCCGCAAGTGGACCATACTGTGTCAGATGTTTCGTCATTACGGGTTTGAGGAGGCACACCCACAGCAGTTTGTGGACCTCGGCAAGGGCAACCTATACACAATGTTTCAGTTCCTCATTCGTGACTTCAATGATCTGCCACGGAAGCCTGTTAGAGCCCTTGGATATTGCACTCGTGCCGTCGGCTACTTTGTCAACCTTCAAAACAACGCATATATCTTGACAGCATTGAATTCAATCTTCTTTATGGTCATGGAGTCCAAATCCTACGATGTTGTGTTCATTGTCCTGTCGGCGCTCTACCGCTGCTAATTTTTTCGGCGCGTAGTGATTTACATGACCGCCGTAGGGTAGTAGTATACCAACGCGTTAGAAATGTCTGCCTCTTCCTCTGTCGTTAAGTCAAACAAGATGCCCGCGAAGAAGGATACCAAGT